CTTTAGGAAGCCCGACTGAAAATCAAAGGCACAACCAGACGAAGTCTGGCCGCCGGGAAAAGGCCAAAGAGCCAAGTACCGACGAACCCACTGGGAGCCACCACTTGGGTGAGATAAAATATATCGCTCAATGTTGGAACTCTCTCGCATCTGCGTTAACGCTCAGCCTCAGGCCAGTCCATGAAGGATTCGCGTTACCACTCCGAGGGCCAGACAAGGCCGCATGGAGAGGTCTCATGAAACTTGCATGCTGGTTCATCCTAGAGTCAGGGCACCGAGGTACCCTGCATCTGGTTGGGGCCATCAAACAGTGGTCCACCGAGGCACAAGCGTTTGCAACAGGTGCAGCGAGACGAGAAAGGAAATCCCCTTGTATCCCCCGGTTCTTCCAGCAAGCTGGGTTCCCCAATGAGGGAAAGAGGATCGGATTCATTCAGGGAAGCTTGCATGACCACTGGTCAAAGGAAAGTGCTTGGACGTTTGCAAACGTCGGTCGCAGTCTACCCCCCCTGCCATTCCTTATAGGCGGGGAAGATAGAGCCGCAGTCGCAATTGCAACCTGGTTGGAAAGACTATACAGCCTTCCGCCCAAGAAGACGCCCGAACGCACTGACCTGATGAGTAAGCTCGAAGAGTTTGCTTATGTGCAACTGTCCGATCTCATCGCAAAGAAAGAGCACACCACCCTGCATGATGTGCAACCTGAACCTCAGGACGACGATGACAAACTTGTCCTCGTTGGATCAAGACTCCTCAGGCCTGGAGAAGAGCACGAAATTTCGTACGAGGATACCCCCGAACGGAAAGTCGGCCTGCTCCTCCAGTACAAACGCACCGGCCCAAGACCGATGGCTGGTGAGCCCGACGAAGAACCTGTCCTACAAAAGTGGGAAAGGATCTATCGTACCCGAGGATCGATCCGAAGACAAGAATATCTTCAACGTCACGCCGTTGGCATAAAGCCGGTGAAGTTGAATCCGTCTGCATCTCTCGAGATTAGTCGTTCTAAGGG